CCTGCTTAGTAGCCACTTTCACGCTCTTGGGCTTGCTCGTACCAAGCTTGCCCGACTCCTTGTACGATCGGACCATCTCACCAATGTTGGAACTAATGGTCTTTTGACTCGAACCACGTTTAAGCGGCATTTCTAGCTCCTTGAGATTGCATGGTCTTGACTTCCTGCAAGCGCAGGCGCTGCTGATTGAGCTGATTGTTCTGCTGGAGCTTTTGCTGGTCAAGCCCCAGGCGCTGTTGCTCCATCTGAATGCGTTGTTGATCGGCCTGCGCACGCTGTTGAATCTCCATGCGTTTCAGTTCGATCAACGGATCCTCTCCACCCTCGCCAGAAAGCTTGCCTTGCAGGTCTTTCATCTCCTGCATGTACGTCGCAACCTTGATGGCGACCATGCCTTCCTTCTGGATTGGCGAAACCATGCGGTCAGGATCAGTGCCATACGTCTTGAAGAGGTCTGCTTCCACATCCTCCTCCGCTTTCAGCCGGATGTGCTCCAAAATATGCTTTTGCAACTCCATTGCCGACATCGGATTGGACTGCAAGAGCGGTGACATGCCCATCATCAGGTGTGCGGCGATGTGTGCATCATGTTGCTGGCCTGCAAACGCCTTCAGCTTCATGCCGTTCAGTACATCGCTGTTCTCGGCCGCCGGATCACGGGGCATATTCGTGTTTTGGGGCATCAAAATGCCGTCGATATCCCGAATGTTGAGCGCCGCGTACATCCGATAGTACGCCTCGTACATGTTGTGCATGTTCGGCGCGCTCTGGGCAAGCTGCAACTGCATCTGAGCAAGCTGAATGCGCTGCGCAGTGCTGAAAATGTTGGGATCGGCCACCGGCTGGACCGAAACCATGCGACTGAAGTCCGCCTTTTTGATTCGGCGGCTTGCTCCAGGCACATCGTAGGGGTATTCGTCCGGCAAATAGTACGCAAAGCCCTCAAAAAGCAGTCTGAACTCGAGCGTTTGCGCATAATGAAGCCGTTTGTGGATGCTCGACATCACCATCGAGCCCCGTTCCAGGAGCGCAAGCGTCGTTCCGACCTGCGCGTACTGGTTTCCATCCCCCACTTGCATGTCCGCTGTGCTCGAAAGCCGCTTTCCAGCGTCCACCAAGAAGCCCAACAGCGCAAAAAGCACTTGACTGGGCTCTTTGTAGGGCAGCGGCATGAGCGACGCGCTCAATTCCGCCCCACCCGCATCAATATCGCGCCATTCCCCAGGCTGGATCGGGTCCGAATCGTCCGCGATCCGCGCGCCTTTGGCCTTGAACCCCGCCGGCAGGTTCGCCAGCGTGCCCGCATCGATCAATTGGCGCAGCGCACTGGTCGCTGCCTTGGACAAACCACCAATCAAGTGCACAAAACCAAGGCCATAGGCCCCCGGACCCTCAACCAAGACGTAGTGAACGAAGTAGTTCCGACGATTTTTTTGCTCGTCGTTCTCTTTCCAGTTCCTCCGAATGCCTATAACCTGCAACGAATCCTCGGCCAAGGTCACCACATAGGGCAACTTCACCCCAGTTGGGTTGCCATCTTCGTCCTTGTCCTCAAAACCAGGGATGTCTAGGTCAACCAACTGCTCAAGCAAGAACACTTCGCCCACGTCATCGGTCGGCTGCACGCCCACAACCTTGTCCGTTGCCGCTTGGATGGGGCTCGGATCGGCTGGCGCGGCCGACGTTTCCACCGGGATGTCCAAGTACTCACCCGCAAGCACTCGCTTTTTGTACTCGTTCGAATCCATCGCGATGCGATGCGTCAGTCGCGGGCACTGAGACACGACGCTTGAGCCGTTGTACGGGATGTAGACGTCATCGGCCAAGCAAAGCTTGGACACCATGCGCTTTAGCTGATGGTCGTAGTAGACCTTCTTGAACGTCGAGCCGCCGTAGCCGGTGTAAAAGAGGAGCTGGTCGAACTCGGGCGTGTACTCTTCCATCACGGTCGTGATTTGGTAGTTCATGAAGTCCTGCACGCGACCTGCCTGCTGGTACTTCTCGACCGTTTCTTTGCCCATGATTTGCGTGCGCACAGGGCCGCCCGCCGGCAACAGCTCTTTCAAAGCCTGCGCCTGGAACTGGATGATCGCTTCCATCAGCATCGGATGGGCGACGCCCGCCGCGCCCCGGAAGGGCTTCGTGCGCTCTTCCATCCGCAAGCCCAAAAGATCAAGGCCCTTGGCGAACATGTTTTCCCAGTCGGACCGCGAACCCTTGTCCGCTTCGAACATCGCCGATACGTCGATCGAGATCTTGGCCAAAGCCTCCGGCTCGATCACACCCGCGAGGTTGGCGTAGAAGTCAACCTCCTCAGCTTCGTCGCTTCCGATTTCGATTGTCGCGCCGCCGTCTTCGTCGATCTCGATTTCAATGTCAACTGGCTCGTCTTCGAGCGCGATGATCCCGAGTGACGGGGCGGGGTTTACAGACTTGTCGATAGGCATGATGTGTCCTTGGCGTTATCTAAAACGCGCGGTCTTCTTGGCAATGGCCTTGGGCTGTTTGACGAACTGCTTGCCAGCGGCCTTGCCCGCTCGCTTGGCTCTTGTGGTCTCTGAGTATTCTTGCGGGGACAAGGACTTGATGGCGGCCTCCGGCAGATAGCGCTCGCCGGTCTTAGAGGATGGCTTACCGCTCTTGGTCCGCCATTTTTGGGCGGTCCAATTTTTCAGGCTTTGCTGCGGCGCTTTCAATCTTTATACCCTCCGCCCTTGGCCTTGTACTGCTTCGCCAAGAGCTGGGCTTTTCTCGCGGACCACTGGCCTGCGGCCGTGCCTTGCGTTGCCGAGGCCTTGATCCTGCTGAACAAAGCTTTCCGCATGCCGGGCTTCGTGTAGTTGCCTGCCTGGTTCACGCGGCTCTTACCTGCTTTGGTGCTCTTGGTTGCCATGGCTGTGCCCTCGCTCACGCGGCCTTCAGTTTAGCAAGCTGGCCCTTGGCCGTCGAGGTGTCTACGGGGCCGCCTTTGGCTTTCTTGATGATCAACTTTTCAAGCGGGATGACACCCCCTGGCTCTCCAATCCTTTCGTAGCTTTGCGACGGAATTCCTTGCAAACGCTGTTCTGGCGTCCACAGCCGTCGACTCTCCACGGCCCGCGCTTCGGCTTCGCCCAACAGCCTCTCATAGTAGACATTGGCTGCACGCTCTTGTACCAGCCGATCAAACTCAGGCGTTTTCGACTGATCCTTGATGTACTTGACGTACTGCTTGTAAGCATCCTCAAACGCTTTCGTCCCCACATCTTCAGGGGACCACCCCGCGTTAATGCGGTACACCTCTTTACTTGTGGGCGTGGACATGCTCGCCCGCACCTCTTTCAAGACATCAAACGCCTGCGGGTCCTTGAAAGCCATGAGGGAACTACCCCCCGGCGCAAAACCCTCCCGCGTCTGAACAGCATGCGACACCTCATGCAGGGCAGAGCTCACCGCCTTGTCCGGGTCACGCGACTTGATCAAGATGTCATCGGCCGCCGGGCTATAACTACTGGTCCGCACGTCAGGATCTGTCCGTACAAGAACCTGTCGCAGGTCAGGGTAGTTCTCGTACAATTCTGGATGCTTTAGGTACATGGACAACGGACCTTGTGACACGCTTGGATTGATCCGCGCTGCTTGGTCGGAGATCTCTTGCCGCCACATCCCATCAGGGCCTTTGAAGTTTCTAGTGGTCTGCCACACCTCTTCTGGTGTCGCACCTTGCTTAGTCATCTTCTTGGCGACGTCGTTCATCGCCTTGTTCCAGCCCTTGGCTCCTCGACCAATAAATATCCCAAGAGCTGCCGGTGCTCCGGCTCCTGGCATGTTGGATAAGGCCTGTCCCGTCCGATAAGCCTCACTCCCCGAGGTCTCCGGCTCCATGCCAAAGTAGCCTTTGATGCCTTCCCGCACGGGGGCGACCAACTGTTTCAGTGCACGCGATGCGCTGGACTCTTCCACTACAGGTTGTTCTTCGGGGGACTGTAGTGATTCCCCCTCAAACTTTTTTACCTCACCGCCTTTTTCAAACCGGCGCTTGGTCAGGGAGCCTTTGGTAAGTGAGGGTTTTTCCAAGGTCGGGGCGTTGAACGTGTCACGAGACAGGCCACGGGCCATGTTCTCCGCCTCTCGCGCCTTTAGCTTGTACGTTCGTGCAAGCTCCATGAAGTCGTCTTTGGCCGTGCCTTTAAGCGCCTTTGGCGATGTGCCTTTGCTCGTGGTCAACGACTCGACTTCCATCGCCATGCCCTTGCCAAAACCCTTACTGCTCTTGGCTTCCAACGGCCGCTTCGTGATCTTTTTGACCGTCTTTGTAGACGGCGATTCGCTATAGGTCGTCTCGCTTACGCCCGGCATTTCCTGGAGCATGTTGCGCGACTCGCTGTAGTACTCCGGATCGTCCCCGTACAGGTTGTATTCGTTCACGCGCTGCAACAAAGCGTCCGTGCTTACGTCCCCGCCGCGCGCAAATGCGAACACCGGGCGCGGCATCATCGGCGAACGAATGATGTTGCCCAACCGGTCCGTCATGTAGCCCATGTTTCCCTGACCCCCCAGCGGCTGCGGAGCGAGTGACGGGTTTTGCTGCAAAAGGTCCACGGCCGTCGGGCCTTGGTAAGTCATAACTGGGATGTAGGGCCGCGTGCCCGGCATGCCCCGAGCAACAGGCTTTGGGGGAGTAGGCGTAGGCGCGGGTGCTGGCGCGGGCGGCAGAATGGGTGGAGGAACCGTCGGCTGGCGCGGCGTCTCTTGGCCCGGGAGCCGTGGCCCAACAAAATCCGGCGGCAACGGTGGATAGTCCGTCCCAGGGCCTGATAGCGGTGGCGTCGAGGGCTTCCATCCCTTGGACACGGCCAACGCATCGGCCGACGTGATTCGCCCGTCCCCATTGGTGTCGTACTGCAAATCCGGCGTGATCTTTTTGACCGCCATCTGCAAAACCCGCTCCGCCAATGCCTGATTGGGATTAGCCTCTTTAGGGGGCTGTGCTACAGGCGGCTGTGACTGCTTTGGCGGCAGCGGCGGTCCTACGAAATCCGAGGGCGGGGACTGGTTTGGTTGGGGCAAGGAAATCGATGCGCCCATATTCGGCGACGAACTAGCCGGCACGTTTGTGACTGAATTAGCCGCGTTCCATGCCGCACTTGTACCCCTCAAATTGCCGTACTGGTCATACCCTCCTTGAAGCATCGGCCCGTTGACCGTGTTGTTGTCCCACCACTGGCCGCCGGAGTAAAACTTCTGACCGTCTGGAGATTTAATCGGGGCATACTCGCTTTCGCGACCGCCCACGCCCGAAATTGGCTTAATAAGTGCGGGCCCTCCACGAACGATCAGATCCTCCCTACGAGAGTCTGGCGCTGGCTGGGTAGCCGCTGGAGGTGCAACGGTGGGGGCTTGACGCGTGGGTTGTGACGGCGTTGTCGCTCCACGGATCAAGGACCCAAAGTTAAAGGTCGGCACCGGAGAGACGCCCGTGGGAATCGGCGATCCGCTTAGCCCCTTTTGCCCGACCGTGCCAATGCCAGGCGTCTCGACCAACGGCGATACGGGGGATCGGGGGGTTGTTGATGTCGCTGCTGCGGCCGATGGCGGTGTTGCTGACGCAGGTGTTGCCGCTGCCGATGTTGCCGCCGGTGGTGGCAGATTTGAGGCCGCGATGACAGCCGCCACCTGATTGGAGATTGGCCTTAACACAGAAGCAAAATACTCCGGCAATTCCGTCTTCGGATTGATCGTCCCCGCCCCGCCCATGCTCTTGAGCATGTCCCGCGCCGAA